CCAGATCAGCAGCGTCTAAGCTTTTCCGGTTGGAGCAGTTCGGATCCTTGATCATAAGCTTATTAGCTTTAGAAACGCTATAACATACATATCATTTTCTTTTTTTCATTTACGGAATTCCCTTTAAACCGGCCCCCCCAATGTACGGATCGCTATGCGAGCACCGCAGCAGCCGCACCACAGCAGTCCGGAGCATAAGCCCTCCGAGTTGGTATACATACGTACAACGGCTTTTCTATTCTTTTCAAGTTTTGAGTTGACGCGCTCCCAGAGATCAGCGGCAACGATAGCGTCGTGCTTGCCTTCGTATTCCTTATCCTTCATTTTTACGATACCTTTATATACAGGGTTGCGAAGTATTTTAGAGATTGAGCACCGCCGAGCTTCGCGGGCGTCGTTTTTGCGGTACCCGTATTTTTCGGTTACATAGTCCGCAACTTCGCCCAAGCTTCGCCCGGCTCCGTAAAGCCGGTACATATCCTGGACCATTTGCGAAGTATAGGAGTCTACGACAAGCGCTTTTTTACCGTTTGGCTGCAGTTCGCTCCGGTACCCAGTAGGAGTCCGGCCGGAGTAATAGTTTCCTTCCTTAAGCCCGGCCTGCTTACCCATCATAGTCCGGGCCTTTATATTTTCCCGTTCCATTTGAGCGAAGGCTGCCAGGATGCCGACGACGCAGCGACCAAACGGCGTGGACGTATCGAAACTTTCCATAATCGAAACGAAGTTGCAGCCATTAGCCAGGAACACGTCCTCTAAAAGTATAAGCGTATCCTTTTGGGAACGGGAGAGCCGGTCGAGCTTCCAGACAATAACTTTTTTACACTTTCCACACTTCACGTCCTTAATAACTTCTTTTATTCCCGGCCGGTCCATAGTTGATCCGGAATAACCGGGATCCACATGAACGGCGTTTATAATAAACCCGTAGGCTTCACAGTACGCCCGCCCGCGGTTTTCCTGTTCTTCCACGCTATAACCTTCTTCCGCCTGTTCCGTAGTTGATACCCTTATATACAGGTCAACCATATTTTCTAAGGCTTCCGCAGTAAGCGGAGCCGCTATTTTATTTTTAGACATAATAAAACCGCCTTCCTTTTGGTTGTGTTTTTCGGCAAGGCGGTGTATAATTAGATTGCTCGGAATGTTTATACATGGCACCTTGCCAGCCCGCCGGAATTACGCCAATAATACCGGCGGGCTCCGTTTTTTAAAATATTGTTTTCACAGCGCTTACACATACGCAAGCCCATCTTTACGGCTTGCTTTTCTTTTACCCTTTTCGGTTCCGTATTGTAGCCCAGACAGGAATCATCCAGGTGGTAAACCTTGCTTCCGGGAACATACAAGACGATCCGATCACCGGCAGCAGGCGCCGCCGGTTTTTCTTCTTTTTCTTTAAACAGCGCTTTAACAATCGCGGTACATAATCCCATAAATAAGCCTCCTGAAAGACAGGCGGAGCAGCCGCCAAGCAACCCCGCCCACTTAATAAGTATTATTTTTCCCTCGTTTCGTTTTCGGCTTTTTGAGTAACAAGTAAAGCCTTAGCGTATTCCATTAGACGAGCCTTACGACCTTCGTCCAGCTTTTCATACACTATCGTTAGATCATTCTGCTCGGTGGCGAAATCCGGAGCTTCCGGCCAGCCCATAATATAGGCTTCGCTTACGCCAAGATACGTGGCCATTATTTCAATTCTATCCGAGGGAATATTTGTAACAATACTGTTTTCATACTTGTAAATAGTTTGTTTAGTAGTATTACAAGTCCTTAGCCATTTCTTCCTGGGTTACGCCTTTAGCCTTCCGCGCCGCTTTTATTTCTTTCGCCCTTCGTCATACATAAGCACCTCCTTCCTATACGCTATATTATACAGACAAAAAAGGTCCGTTGTAAAGACAAAAATGACTTGACAAGCGACAAATATGGGGTTAAGATAAGTAGCGTAGTAAGTTACTACGCGGCGTAGATACAAAGATTTTTTTCAACGATATTTCAAGAAGGAGGAACAAACCATGATTAAGACGGACGAGCTCCGGGGCATTATTGCAAGAGAAAAAACCACGCAGAAAGCCGTCGCTAAAGCCTGCGGCATTTCTGAAAAGACATTTCAGCGCAAAATGGAAAAAGGTATCTTCGGAAGTGACGAGATAGAAGTTATGATAACTTTGCTTAACAATTGAAGATCCTGTTTTCAATTTTTTTTTGCGAAAATAAGTAACTTTTTCAAAGTTTACTGCCGGATTATAAGGTTTTGGCGGACCTTCGGCGGTGCAATTTATAGGACGTTCCGAGCAGCGTCCGGAAAGGACAAAGTATGAAGTACAAGGAATTAAAAACAGGCATACGAGACCATCTTAACAACGCCGCTGAGGACTTCTTCATGGTTGGCTACTACCTGCGGCAGATCAGCGACAACACCTTATTTATTGAGGACGGTTACAAGAGTATATGGGACTTCGCAAAAGGCGAGTACGGCTTAAGCACTTCCAGCGCCTCCAGGTTCATGGCAATAAACGCCCGCTTTTCGATAGACGGCGGCGAGCACATGGATCAGAAATATATAGGCATGGGACCGAGCAAGCTGCAGGAGATGTTAGGGCTTAGCGACGAGGACTTAGAAAAGGTAACGCAGGAGACCACAGTAAAAGAGCTTAGAGCCATGAAGGCGGCAAAGCTAAGCTACTTTAAACTTCCTAAGACCGAGTACGAGGAGGGCTCACTGCTTACCACACCGGGGTGCGGGCACAAACATGATTGCTTTAGCTGCTGCCACCCTTGCAACATACGCCAGGAAGAAAGACTTTGCACAGTTTCCACGATAGCAGAGGGACGCAGGTGCCCGCATACTACGGAGGACTTTTTAAAAGACGTAGAGGCGGGGATGTATAAAGACGGCTGCCAGTTTTTGCATTTAGAGCTCGCCGAGGTAAGAGCCGGAGACCAGGAACCAAGCCCATGCTGCAGAGCTTGCCAGTATAAAGGACTTTGTTTTAGTTGTTGCGACGTCGCAAAGAAAGAGTACGAAAAGGCGAAGGAGCAGGAGCGCCGGATGCAGGAAAGAGAAGCCGAGCGCAAGCGCCTGGAGGCAGAGGCAGAGAGAGCGACAAAAGAAGCAGCAAAAAGGGCAGCGGACCAGAAAAAGCAGGAGGCGGCCAAGCAGGCGCAGCTTAAAGCAAAAGAGGACGACTTTATAAAGGCGTTTTATGAAAACCTGTACGACAGCGAAAAGCTTTTAATAAAGGAGCGCAAGCGCGCAGAGATCACGAAGTTATTTAAGACCGAGTATGGCTCCAGGTACGAAAACACCCACACAGACGAGGTCTGCTGGAGTTGCTACCCCGACAAAATATGCTTCACACTTTCCGGCTTCGGAACAAGCCTGCAGATTACATGGGGCAAGTTCACAACAAAGCTTTTACAACTTCTTAATACTTACCCGGATATTGAGAGCGCGAAGGTTGAGCCAGGGGAACAGCAGGAGGAACAGCAGGAAAAGGAGCCGGAGATCATAGACGCAGAGTTTAAAGAGGTTGAGGACAAGCAGCCGGAACCGGAACAGCAAGGGCAGCAGCCGGAGGAGACCGAAAGCGAGAAGGCGGAAGTAGAGGTCGTAGATCCGGAGCAGTACGAACGCCAGGACGTCCTGGAGCTTTTGGAAAAATTCGAGCGAGACTTAAAGGCGATAAGAAAAAGCGGACTTGTTAAGCCGCTTAAGAAAAACCGTATTTTAGTAGACGCGCTTAAGGCTCTTCTTGAAGCGAAGGAGGGCGAAGATGATTAAACACATACTGGCAGACGGTACGGAGCTTACAGACATAACCGGCCACAAGGTACCACGCACAGAGCAGACCGAGGCAGCATACCGCATCATAGCGGAGATATTGGAAGGAGGACAGAGAGATGGCACAGCACAGCGAGGCATACAAGCGCATTATGCGGAAGCGTAGGAAGAAGGCAATATTCAAAAGACGCATAACGGCAGGAGTAGCCTGCGGAGCCGTTCTTATAGGGGTTATAGCTTTAGGCTGCTTCACAGAGAACGACGAAGCCGAGACAGAGACGAAGGAGAGTTTAACAACCTACACCAGCAGCCCGCAGTATACCGCGGAGGAGTGGGAGCAGGTACAAGCAGAAAAGGCGGCGTATGACGCCGAGGAGCAGGCAGAAGCGGAGGCATTGAAGAAAAGCATAGAAGAATATAACGAGGCGTACCAGAAGGCCCAGGAGGAGGCGTTTTTAGCAGCCAGGGGCGACTGGGCAAGTTATAGCTTCATAGACGACGTAAGCACAAGCCTCATACAGAGCCGGGACTGGGACACAGAGGACGGCTACTTATTAGCCAGGATTGCAATGGCGGAGGCAGAGAGCGAGGACACCGAGGGCAAAGCGCTGGTTATTTGTACAGTACTTAACAGAGTATGGTCCGACGGCTTCCCGAACACCATTAAAGAGGTTATTTACGAGGACGGCCAGTTTACACCGATTACAAACGGACGGTGGGACAAGGTAGAGCCGGACGAGGACTGCTACAAGGCGTTAAGGCTTGTAGAAAGCGGCTGGGACGAGAGCCAGGGCGCTCTATACTTCGAGGTCACGACCACCGAAAAGACCTGGCATAATACGAACCTTAAAAAGCTTTTCGAGCATGGCTCAACGACCTTTTACACAGAGAAGGAGGCGGAACAATGAAGATGGCAATTAAGGACGGGCAGATCCTTATAAAAGACGCCGACAACAACCAGTTTATGATCATTAAGAGTTGGGGCAAGATGAAGTGGAGCAAGGCGGAGCAGATGCTTTATGCGCCGGTTGATATAGAACTACTTAACAAGCTGGCCGGGCTTGTAAGGCTTCCAGAGCCGATAGAGCAGCAGCGCCAGCACATGAACAAGGTGGCGGCAGCAGTTGACAAGGAACGCATGAAGGAGGAGCCGGAGCCTCTTTATAAATATCCTGTAAAGCTTCCGCTTTTCAAACACCAGGTACGCGGGGCAAATATGGCGCTTATGGTTTTCGGACTATTGGAGCCGCCGATCGAGAAAGGAGGCGGGCAGGATGGGAAAAGCACCGCTTGACCGGAGCGCACCCAGATGCAAGAAACAATGGACCGAGGCAGAAGAAAATTACTTAACAGAAAAATGGGGTACCGTTTCAGTTAAAACCATAGCGAAGAACTTAGGGCGGAGCGAGAACGCCGTAGTAGTTCGTATTAACCGCTTAGGGTTAGGGCCCGGCTTACTAAACAGCGACCGCATATCCTGGAATTGTTTTATTAAGGAGCTCGTACATACGGAATCCGGAAGTTATTTAAAAAAGCGTCTTTTAGCTGCAGGCTTCCCGGTTCATAGGCAGATAGTACGAAACGGCGGAAAGTCGAAGCGGGTTTATACCATGGTAAACATAGACGAGTTCTGGAAGTTCGCAGAGGAGCACAAAGATCTTTTCGACTTCTCCCGGTTAGAGCCTAGAGCCTTCGGACCGGAACCGGAGTGGGCAACACTTAAGCGCCAGCTTGACGCAGAGAGGCTCCGGACAGGACACGCGCACAACGATCCATGGACCGAAGCAGAGGACAGGCTCCTGGTAAGACTTCTTAGGGAATATAAATACACCTATTCAGAGCTTGCGGAGAAATTGCACCGGAGCGAAGGAGCCATAAAGAGAAGGCTCAGCACGAAGGGCATAAAAGAGCGCCCAGTAAGAAACACACCGCAGCCATGGACGGAAGCGGAGGAGCAGCGGCTTATAGAAATGAAAGCGGCCGGGTACGGCTGGGACAATATAGCTGCAGAGCTTCACAGATCGGCGCTATGCGTTCGCGGGAAGTACGAGCGATTACTTAACCCGGAGTATACAAAAAGGGTATACAGGAACGCCAGGGAGAGTATGGAGAAACACGAGAGGCAGAGCACCTGCAGCCACTATATAAGGCTTAGAGGCTGCGAGCTTAACAAGGGTACCTGTAAATATTGCAGGCACTACAACGCGCTGCAGGAAGGCGAGAAGCAGCGCAGCGACTACATAGGCATCCGGGAAATAAAGCCGGAAGAAATAAATGAGCATAGACAGGCCGTCGCGTTACGGAGCGGCGCAGAATTTACGGAGGTAAAGACATTATGAGCAAATTAACAGTAAAAACCTATTTTGAAGTATTGGAGGATGGCGTAGTAAACAAGGCAGCGAAANTNGTTACCGGAATCGGAGCGCCTGGTGGTTATGGCGTTTAGAGCCGAAGGAGAAGGAACCGGCGTGACGGCCGCAGCTATTGGCAGCTTCGGCAAGTTGGCAGTTGTTGACTACGCGTGACCTGCGCCCAGACATTGAGCGAAATCACAAAAGGACGCACCGACGCACCGCAGCTCTGGGACCTTTACGACAAAACGCAAAGCAAAATCTTGTCGGAGTTAGCAGAGAAGGAATCAGAGAGCTGCAAGGATGATATTAGAAGGATGCTTAAGGCGAGGGGCGCAAGCGACGCAGCAATAGACGTCATTTTAGGAGCAGTAGAGCACGCAGCCAAGGAAGAATTTAAGAGGATGGAGGAAAAGCGTAATGGCGGAAAAGATAAATAAGGGCTTCGGTTTCCTGTTTGAAATGGGCTGCGGTAAGACCTTAACGGCAATAGCCACCATGGGCGCAGCATACCAGCTCGGAGCAATTAAGAAGGTCCTTATTGTAGCGCCTACTTCGGTCGTTTCCGTTTGGCCTAAAGAGTTCGACGAGTACGCAGACTTTAAGTACAACGTAGCCGCCCTGTTGGGAGACAAGCAGAAACGCCTGGCAGCACTTAGAGGCCTTGAAGCCTTCCCGTTTGAAGCGTTGAAGGTTGCAGTTATTAACTACGAATCAACCTGGCGTGAGGGCATATATGAGGCGTTGATGGAGTACGGGGCCGACTTGATTATATGCGACGAAAGCCAGCGTATAAAGGAACCGAAGGCAAAGCAGAGCAAGGCAATGCACGACTTAGGGGACAAGGCGAAGTATAAGCTTATTCTTTCCGGAACGCCTATACAGAATAACGCTATTGACCTATACAGTCAGTACCGATTTTTAGATCCTTCGGTGTTTGGTACAAACTTTTACGCCTTCCGGAATCGATACGCCATTATGGGCGGCTTCGACCGGCGGCAAATTGTAGGCTATAAAGACCTGGACAAGCTGGTCCAGAAGGAGCACAGCATAGCGTACAGGGTTACAAAGGACGAGGCCTTAGACCTTCCGGAGCAAACATTTTTAACGCAGTACGTCAATATGGACAGCAAGGAAAAGAACTTATACGACCGGATCAAGCGGGACAGCTTCGCAGAATTGGAAAACGGCGGACAGATTACAGCGCCGACCGTACTTACAAAGCTTTTAAGGCTGCAGCAGTTTACTGGCGGCTTCATACAGGCGGATGAGGGCACCAAGCCGGAGTTTGTATTTAAGGGCAAGATCAACGCCCTGGAGGACANTNNNGACGACTACGTTATAAGCGCCGGTAAAAAGCTGGTTATCTTCTGCCGGTTCC